AAGTTTTAGAAATAAGAAGTAAATTTAAACCTAGAATATACACTAGATTAATGTTGTCAGAAGAATACGGAGTTAAAGAATCTTGTATCAAAGACATTGTTAATCGTAATAGCTGGAAACATATTTAATGAATTTAATACCAAAACAAGAACACGCGGTTTACTACCTTAAAGACGATTCCACTAAGGAATTGATCTATGGTGGTGCCGCTCGATAGCCCCCTTTCGGAAACGTTAGGGGGCAATTTTATGCAGGAGGAGGAAAGAGCGCTTTAGGTGTCCTTTGGCTTATTGAACAATGTCAGACATATCCTGGCACTCGTTGGTTAATGGGCCGTAGTAAGCTAAAAGCGTTAAAAGAAACTACTTTAAACAGTTTCTTTGAGTTAGCCACTAAGCTCAAAATAACATCGCAGTTCAATTATAATGCTCAAAGCGGTATAATCTATTGGAATAACGGAAGTGAGATACTTTTAAAGGATTTATATGCTTATCCGGCTGATCCTAATTTCGATAGTTTAGGTTCTTTGGAGATAACAGGAGCTTTTATAGATGAGTGCAATCAGATAACCTACAAAGCGTGGCAGATTGTAAAATCTAGGATACGTTACAAGATTAAAGAATTAGGTATTGAACCTAAAATGTTAGGTACTTGCAACCCTGCAAAGAATTGGGTTTACTCTCAATTTTACTTAAAGGATAAAAACGGAACTATCGGAAACGATAAAAAGTTTATCCAGGCACTACCTAAAGACAATCCACATTTACCACAATCTTATCTTGATTCTCTTTTATCACTTGATGATAATAGTAAGCAACGTTTGTATTTCGGTAACTGGGAATACGATAATGATCCGGCAAAACTTATCGACTACGAGAAGATTCAAAATATATTTACCAATGATTTTATCGAGGGCGGAGAAAAGTACATAAGTGCTGATATTGCTCGTTATGGTAGCGATAAAATGGTTATTATGGTATGGTCGGGATTCAAGGTTATTGAAGTATTCACGTTGGCTAAATCAAGCATTACTGAAACGGCTCAAGCAATAAGAGATTTATCGCATAAGCATTCAGTACCATTAACTAACATCATAGCCGATGAGGATGGTGTAGGTGGTGGGGTAGTTGATATTCTAGGCTGCAAAGGATTTGTGAATAACTCTAAACCATTACCGGAGGAAGGGCAAATAGTGCAATATCAAAACCTAAAGACTCAATGTTATTTCAAGTTAGCCAAGATGATACAGGATTCACAAATTTACGTTAACTGTAGAGACGGTAACGTTGTTGATGATATGACAAAGGAGCTAGAACAAGTCAAAAGGGATAAGATTGACGAAGATGGTAAACTAAAAATAATACCCAAAGAAAAGGTAAAAGAGCTTATAGGACGTTCTCCCGATTACTCCGATTGTATGATGATGCGTATGTATTTTGAATTTAGAGTGTCTTTCTTTACGTTCTAAATGCTTATATTTGCAATCGACAAGTAAGGCGGTCATTTAACAATATTATACTAAGCAATCATTGGAGAAGCCTTACTCTCTTTTGGTTGCTTTTTTATTTTATGGATTACAGCAATTATTTACATTTAAACAGTCTTAGTTATTTCTGTTATGTTGATTTAGTTTGGAAAGTTGAACAATGGAAAGACGTTATTGAGTATGCTGGATTGTATCAAGTATCAGACTTAGGTAGAGTTAAAAGTCTAGGTAATGACTTTAAAAGTAAGGATAAAATATTGAAACAAAACCTAAACAGCGTAGGTTATTTAATAGTTACGTTATCTAAAAACGGAAAACCTAAAAGCTGGCAAATTCATCAACTTGTAGCTATTGTATTTTTGGGCCATAAAAGATGTGGCTATAAGTTAGTTGTAAATCATAAAGATATTATAAAGACAAATAATAAGTTATCTAACCTAGAAATAGTAACCCATAGAAAAAATACATCGTTAGATCATTTAAAAAGTAGTAGTCAATATGTGGGGGTATATTGGAATAAATCAGCTAAAAAATGGATGGCTCAATGTAAGGCAAATGGTAAGAGGTATTACTTAGGTTTATACGATGATGAAAATGATGCTAATATAGCATACGAAACTTTTGTAATTAATTTGTAGTTTTTTAATATCTTTGTCACTATGGCCAACGTATTTACAAACTTCATCAACAGCGCAGCTTCTAAGCTTGCAGGACAGAATAAATTTAATCAGGCATTTTTCCAATATTGGGGTGCCGGATTCACTAACTACGATAATAACAATAGCAACTACTTAAACAAAGGGTACAATTTAAATCCTGATGTTTACGCTTGCGTTAATCAAATGTCTATCAAGACTCAATCCGTACCTTACTGCATTAAAAAGATTGATGATAAATCAGCTTATTCAAAGTTGAATCAATTTAACATAGCTACTAAAGGAATGCCGTCTTTTATTCAGCAAATGAAAAAGCTTAGCTTGGAAAGCAAAGCATATTCCGATAAGGAAATGCCGTTTCCAATGGAGTCGCCAAATTCAACTCAAACATGGTCCGAAGTTTGGGCATTGTATAAAACTTACATGAAAACTATCGGAAATTGTTATTTCTATATTCTAAGTCCTGAGGACGGAATGAATAAAGGGGTACCAGTTCAGTTTTATGTGTTACCTGCTCATTTGATGCAGATTGTTTTAAAGGCTAATGCAAATATGTTATCGGTTGAATCTCCTATCGACTATTATATGTTGATTGATGGTAATCAGATGATCAGATTCGAAGCAAAAGATATTATTCATATCAAATACTCTAACCCAAACTTTGACTTAAACGGGGAGCATTTATACGGCATGAGTCCGTTAAAATCAGCTTTAAGAAACATCAATAGTCAGAACAGTGCAATTGATTTGAATATCAAGACTCTTCAAAACGGTGGTGCCTTTGGTTTTATACATGGTAAATCTACACCTTTGACACCTGAGCAAGCTAGCTCATTAAAAGAGCGTTTGGTTGAGATGGATGCAAGTCCGGAAAGATTGAGCAGAATAGCAGGAAGTTCGGCAGAAGTTGGATTTACACGTATTTCACTAACAACAGACGAATTAAAGCCGTTTGAATATTTAGCATGGGATAGAAAAACCATATGTAATGTTTTAGTTTGGCCGGATGAGTTGATTAATAATGATGGCAAAGCGAGCTTAGGAAGTACTGATACTAATCAAGCACGTAAGCAAGCGGTAACAGATAATATTCTTCCTGATTTAAAATTACTTGAATCGGCTTTAAATAAATACTTTTTGCCACGTTTCAAAGGTTATGAAAATAGCGTAATTGAATGGGATGTTACGGAACTTCCGGAAATGCAATCAGATATTAAGGATATGATGGATTGGATGAAAGATGCACCGATAACTCCTAATGAAATGAGAACAGCTTTGAAGTACGAAACATTAAACGATGACGGAATGGATGTTGTTTGGTTGGCTACGAATAAGCAAAGGATTGACGATGTTAGTGCAGGTGTAATGGATTCTAATTTATAGTATTATGTGGAAATGGATTAAGTCGTTATTTTTTAAAGAACCTTGTCTACATTCATTTGATAGTAGAGAGATATTTATGTTTCATCTAAATACGAAATGCAAGAAATGTGGCATAGCTTTCTCTCAAACAATGAATAAATGATAGACTGGAACCACTTACAGCCACTATACGAGCGCAAAGCTTATAGGATAGTTCAAAAGCATTTTAAAGCTATATTGAGTAAGATTCCTGTTAGTAATGCAACTCCAAACACTTGGGAAATGCTGATACATGGAAATATCCATATTGAGCAGATTCAAGCCATGTTTAAAGAGATTTACACTACTATAGGTATAAACTACGGAAACAAGGTAAATAAAGAGCTTGAAAAGACTAAGAAAGCAAACGTTTTATTTAACGAAGCTTTATTAAAAGAAATATTACTATTTTTGTCTAACGAGGGAACCGGTAAAATCGTTAGTGTTCACGCTACTTTAATCGAAGAAGTAATAAAAGCGGTTAAGGATCAGTTAGGTGAAAAC